TCGAGAAAGAATACAATCACCTAGCCATTTAGATAAAGTACACGTTAAAGAACGCTTTTATGATAAAGACACACAATCATATACAGCAGGGCCTGGTGATAGTTATACTATTGAACGCAGTATGCCAAGTCCATATAGGTTAACAGTTAATGCAGATATTTGGACAAGTAATACTGAACAAAAAATGCAAATTACTGAACAAATGTTTTATATGTTTAATCCAAGTTTAGAAATCCAAACTACAGACAATTATGTTGATTGGACAAGTTTATCATATGTAGAACTAACTGAAATATCATTTAGCAATAGAACTGTTCCAGTTGGTGCTGACGACATGATAGACATAGCAACAATGACTTTTGAAATACCAATTTGGATTAATCCTCCAGCAATTATTAAACGTCTCGGTGTTATTTCTAAAGTTGTTATGGGTATATTTGATGGCAGTGGTGGTTTGGCAGATAGTGTATTGGATGATACAAAACTAATGGGTAGTAGGCAGTACTATACTCCATTAAACTATGGCGTCTTATTATTAAACGGAGAACTAAAAGCATTACAAGTTAGTGAACCAGTTAGTGGCGATACTAAAGAAGATGTTACTTTTGATCATATTCCAGTAAAATATGGAGATAGCATACCATGGCCACGAGTTATAGCACAATATGGTGACTTAAAAGATGGAATTAGTCAAGTAAAATTATTAACAAAATTTCAAAATAAAGATGTGGGCACAGATTTCACAGAAGTTATTGGTACTGTGTCTCAAAATAACGTTGATGAAACAATACTTGACTTTACTGTTGATGCAGATACTATTCCAGCAAATACACAAACCGCAATTAATGCTGTTATTAACCCACTAAAAAATACTCCAGGAGATGGCTTACCAGCGGCCGCTAGTGGACAACGTTATTTGATATTAGAAGATCTTGGTTCAACACTTAATACAGCAGGTGGCCCAGCAGGATGGCCTGATGCTACTGCTACTGATATACAAGCAAGTAAGTTTGATATTATACAATTTGATGGCACAAATTGGTCAGTATCATTTGATGCAAGTGCTAACAAAGGCATCCATTATGTAACTAATACAAAAACTGGTATCCAATATAAATGGACTGGCTCTGAAGATACTGCTGAATGGGTTAAATCCTATGAAGGTGAATACCTAACTGGCTTGTGGTCTATTTCATTACTCCCATAACAAATTTTATATAATTATTACTATGAAGCAAGTCACCGGAGCGGGAGGTATTTTCTACTGCCGCAATACAAAACGTTTTCTATTTCTATTAAGGAATGATAAAAAATATAAAAATAGATGGGGTTTTGCAGGCGGCAAAGTAGAAAATGATGAAACCACTATTAATGGTTTAAAAAGGGAAATTTTCGAGGAAGTAGGACACTTGCCCGATATAGAGAAAATAATTCCTATTGAATTATTTACATCAGAAGATGGTCACTTCTTTTATCACACATTTATTTTAATAATTGATAAGGAATTTATACCCGTTTTGAATGGAGAACATTGTGGGTTTGCTTGGGTTACTATGGCAGGGTGGCCAGGCCCATTGCATCCTGGTGTTTTTTCAACCCTTAAACTAGATTCAATTAAAGACAAGATTAAAACTATAGTAAAAACAATTTAGATATCTGCCTCTACTACAAAATCAAACACTTTTAATTGACGGAAATTACGACACCATTTCCATTCCTCAGGCATGTCATCTTCCATACCTTCAGCAGTTACTCTTATAAATTCAACATCGTTATATGTGTCGAATATTCTTTTCATATTATTAATCCAAACTTCATCGCCTGGATTCTCATCTGCTGGACCATAAAAATCTGTACCAGCATATACATTGTTATTTGTGTTTTGATCAATAGGTTGATTATCAAATCCATACAAATAAATTTTCTTATGTCCGTGAAAGCAAGCAAGATATGTTGCTGTTGCACCGGCGTTCATTCGTGGATCATGTGGGATGAGAGATACATATTCAGGATGTTCTAACACGCTTTTTGCTCTGCCAAATACAACATTATCATCAGCATAGCCACTTTCAACTATTTCAGTTGCTAATTCAGGATGTGTTACTACGAGAAAATCTGGCTTCCAATCCTGATAGATTTTATTACAACCATAACATTGTCCTTTATATGCTCCAAAATGGCCGCCTCCTGCTGTAGTAAGATAACTTAACTTCATCGCAACACCAGAATAATCTATTCTAGATCTGCCATTGCCAACTACATACGCTACTTTTTTATGGTCAGAATTAGGGACACTCTGAGGGATCCAGAATCTATCTTGATGTTTACGTCCATTTTTAACTACAATACCAGATACCACATATTCACCATCATAATCAGTAACATATTTGTTTACCATTTTAGTCTCCTGTCAATATTTATTTTACAGATAATGGAGGGGCGAAATTCGCCCCTCCATAATTACAACTTTTATTGTCGTAAACTTTTAAACTTATAGTCTACCTACAACAACTTCGATGATACCATTCGTACCGTTGAAGTTTTCTAGAGCCTTACCAATTACAGAACCCATTCTTGGATTTGCCTCTGCCTTTGCGTAGCCTTCGCCTGCGGAAACTAGCATGTCACCCTTACGGATTGTGCCTGTTACCTTAACAGGTACACGACCTGTTAGTGCTACTGCTACTTGTGTGCCTTCCAAATCACTGTTCATCAAGTATGCTGGATTTGTACTTACTACACCAGCGATACGTGAGTCCATTGTATCGGTTGACATTGTTACTTCAGCGTCTCCGCCAAAAGAAACAACAGTACCTGCCTCGTATGTAACGTCACTAGTATATCGTTCTGCCAAGTCAGCATATTTTGCTGTGTTAGCAACACCTGCGAATATAGTTGAGGTTAAGGTTCCCGTACTTGGATTGTAGGTTAAACCTGTATCTGTTTCTATACCCTGTGTACCAGTTGCGCCGTCTACGAAAGTTGGGTAAACTGTTTCGTCTGTAGAGTTATTTGCACTTGCTGTAATACTAGTTGCAACATCTGCTGTACCAGTTACGTCACCAGTCAATGGACCGGCAAAAGCATCTGAAGTTACTGTACCATCAAAGTACGCATTTCTCCACTCTAATACTGAAGTTCCAAGGTCATATGTGTCATCTGCACTTGGAACAACGTGACCTGCGGCAGTTACAGTAAAACGCTCTGTACCACCAGTGTCGAAGCGGATAATATCCTCGTCACTTGACTCTTCAACTTGAATTTTTGTATCATTGTCAGCATCTTCTAATGTATTAACTGAAGTTGTCGTTGTAAACTGACGAATTTCAATTTTATCACCGTTAGCAGGTGCTTCTGTGAAAGTAATTGTTGTACCACTAATAGCATATGCTGTTGTTGGAAGTTGGACAACACCGTTGATGCTTACCATACAACCAGCAGTTGTTAGACTTGCGTTCAAGCCTGTGAATGCTGTTGCTGAACCATCACCAGTTTTTGTTTGACTTCGTACAACTGTAAACTCGGTTGTTGCTTGTTTCCAAGCTGAACCATTATAAAATTCAAATGTATCATTTGTTGTATTATAACGGAACATACCTTCTGCTGGTGAGCCTGGACGTTGAGCCGTTGTTCCCATTGGGAGCAATAAGGACTCTGTCGAGCTACTCATGTCTAAACATGAACCTGCATTAGGTGTTGCTGTACCGATACCAATTGCGTCTACACTCGCATCTACTACAAACATATTAGCTTCATTGTCTCCCTCAATACGGAAGTCGTTGTCGCCACCACCATTATTAAAGATAGCTGCGTCATTTACTTCAAACGTTGTGCCATCATATGTAATGTTACTTTCTGCTTGTACTGCTGATGTACCGTTACCTGTTAATAGGCTGTTAGCGGTTAAGGATGTTGCACCTGTTCCACCGTTTGCTACTGCTATAGTAGTACCAGTCCATGTACCTGAGGTAATTGTACCAACGGTTGCTAATGAACTTGCAGATGTTACTGCGTTTAGGGTGTCAAGGCCTGCTTCGAAGTATGTCTCGAAATCAGTCAATGCTACCTGTTTCATTGTACCACCGTCGTTAACAACTACGCGGTCAGCGTCTGCCAACGTTGTTGCTGTTGCGGATGTATCACCATCAATAGATGCTGTAATTTCAGCAGCTGTTGCTGTTACACCCAATGTTACTAATTGTGCGGCGGCGTTAGCATCGTCTAACAACGCTTTACCAGCGGCTGTTAGGTCATATGTTGCAGCTGCACCACTACCTGTGAACTGAATACCTTTGTCAGCTGCTGATGTTAAACCAGCAAGAGCTGCCAAATCAGCGTCATAGGCTTGTACGTTTGTACCAATTGCTAAACCTAAAGATGTTCGTGCTGTTGCACCTGTTTCTAATACGAAATTAGAACCGTCACCAACAATAATGCCGCCGTCTGTTACTGCAAGACCTGCTACATCTGCTAGTTGTGCATCATAGGCTTGTACGTCTGAACCAATTGCTACACCAAGTGCTGTACGAGCTGCACTTGCTGATGTTGCGCCTGTACCACCATTTGCTAATGCTATAGTAGTACCAGTCCATGTACCTGAGGTAATTGTACCAACTGTGGCTAATGAACTTGCACTTGTTACAGCATTCAAAGTATCAAGACTTGATTCCATATATACTTCAAGATCAGTCA